CTAGATATAGATAAAGGATTGAGCAATCAAATTACTTATTCAGTAAGTGATTTAAAAGCAATTGACACTAAGACAACATCATTTAGTAAAACAATTATATTGCCAGGAACTGCAAATAATAATAATTTACTAGGTAATATTTTTGAGTTTAATAATGCTAATTATACAAACATTGTAGACCCAAATGTTAAATATAATTACAATGCAAGTAAAACGGCAAAGTGCAGTATTGAAGTAAATGGAATGACTGTTATTAAAGGAATATTTAAATTGCTTGAGATTATTATTGATGGGGAGAATATCGAATATGAATGTAGTGTTATAGGTGAACTTGGTGGATTCTCAATGAAAATGGGGGCAAAAAAGATTGAGGAGTTAGATTTTAGCGTTTATAATCACGTTTACAGTATAGCTAATATTACTGGTAGTTGGACAAATGAAAATGCTGGCGCTGGTTATTATTACCCTCATATTGATTACGGAACTTATTCAACTGATAAAAAGAATTGGAAATATGGTACTTTTAGACCTGCTTTATTTGTAAAAGAATATTTAGAAAAGATTTTTGAGGTTAATGGGTATACGTATGAATGTGATTTATTTAGTACGGATAGATTTAAACGTTTAATCATCCCACACAACTTAAAAAAAATAGTAAGTTATCTAACAGGGCAAATGGAGTTAGCTGCTAAAATTGCTACCTATACAGGCGCAACTGCATGGAGATGGGATGCAGTAACATTAGGTGATTTCCTTTCGGGTGATATTAATGGCGAAAGCTGGTATTATAACGGGGCAAGTACAATAACTGCCAATTTTAAAATAGCATTATCAGGTCAAGTTATTTCACAGGACGGAGCAGGGGTTAAACCTTTTGAATTAAGAAAAAATGGAGTAATTATCGGATTTGTAAATATAACAACAGGAAGCAGCTTACCATTTACATTTTCAAATAAACAAATAAACGTTAATAATGTAAGCATTGCAAATGGTGATACATTTACCGTAACTTATCCATCATACAGTATTACATCATTAAGGCAGATTACAAGTTCATTTAAGGTAAGTACTAATTCGGTTAGCCCTGTAACCATTAATTTAGGTGATACTATCACAATAAATGATTGCATACCTAAAAACATTCTGCAAAAAGATTTCTTTGCTTCAATATTAAAACTATTTAATTTATACGTAGATGAGAATCGCTTTGATGAAAAGCATTTAATAATAAAACCTTATGTAGATTATTATGATGGTAGTGTAGAGGATTGGAGTGATAAAGTAGATAGGGGCAAACCAATAAGGATTAAACCTATGTCTGAATTAAACAGTCGTTATTATATGTTAAAATATAAAGATGATAATGACTATTATAATGAGTTGTATAAAAAAAGATATAATGAAGGGTATGGAAGCAGAATGTTTGATAGCGAGTATGAGTTTTCAAAAGAGACTGAAAATGTAGAATTAATTTTTGCCCCTACACCATTGGTCGGTTATGCAGGTGAAGAAAAAATTTACAGTACAATATTTAAACAAACAAATGCGTTAGAGGAAACTATTGATAGTGTTATCAGGATATTAGTAGCAAAGAAAATTACAGGAGTTGCAAGTTACAATATCCTAGACGGTGCGACTGTATTAACAAGCCAAACTGCTTATGGTTATGCAGGACATTTCAACGACCCTGATGCAGTAGCAAACGATTTAAACTTTGGTGCAACACAAGAATTATTTTTTACATTGGTAAGTGGCGCTTTAAATGTTAATCAGTTCAATGTTTATTATAGTCCTTATATGGCAGAGATTACAGATAAGGATAGTAGGTTGCTAACTTGTAATGTAAAGTTGACCGATGTAGATATATTTAATTTAAACTTTGCTTCATTTAAATACATTGATGGCGGTTTGTATAGATTAATTAAATTAAATGATTACACACCTGAAGCAAACGATACAACGAAGGCGGATTTTTTAAGGGTAATAAATAAAGAATATTAAAATGGCAAAGCAAGTAATAGCATTAGAAATAACAACAGACACAAAACAAGCAGAAGCATCAGTAGGTACTTTTAAAAAACAATTAAGAGAAGCTAACAATGAATTGCTTAATATGGCTTCGCAGTTTGGTGAAACATCAAAGGAGGCTATTAATGCAGCTAAGAAAGTAGCAGGATTAAAAGATGCTATCGGAGATGCAAAAGCACTAGCAGAAACATTTAACCCTGATAAGAAATTTGTTGCTTTGGGTGGTGCTTTACAAGGTGCAACTGCTGGTTTTAGTGCCTTACAAGGTGCAATGGGTTTATTCGGTGCAGAGGGTAAGGATGTAGAGAAAGCCTTGTTAAAAGTACAAAGCGCAATGGCTTTGCAGCAGGGGATTAGCGGAATAGCTGGGGCAATGGATTCATTTAAATTATTAGGTAATGAAATTAAAGGAAATGTTACAAAAGCATTCAGCACATTAAAGGGTGCAATAGCAGCAACAGGAATAGGCTTATTAGTTATTGGGGTTGGTTTACTTGTAGCAAACTTTGATAAAGTTAAAGAAGTGATGCTTAATTTAATTCCTGGACTTGGAAAGGTTACGGATTTCTTTGGTAAAATGATTGATGCGGTTACTGACTTTGTAGGGGTAACAAGTGAAGCGGATAGAGAATTAAAAAAATTAAATGAAACTACAAATGAAAGAAATAAAACTATTGACCAACAATTAAAAGTGCTTGGTGCAATGGGTAACCAAGAGGGAGCAATGCATAAACTAAAGCAAGAACGTGCTGCTTCTGAAGTTGAAATGTTATTGCAAAAAACTAACAGAACACAAGAGGAAAATGATAAAATAATAGCTTTAAATACTGAAAGAACTGTTAATGAAATTGAGAATAATAACAGAATACAAAAGAATAGAGAGGACATAGCAAAGAAGGCAGAAGAAGCAAGATTAAAAGAACAAGCAAGATTAGATGAGATTGCAAAGAAAGCAAAAGAGGTTTCAGATGCAGAAAATAAACTTTATATAAAATCTTTAGAAGATGCAAAAACTTCAGATGAAATAAAGGGAAAAGAGAAAATACAGATTAAAGCAATTGCAGATGCTGGATTAATAGCAACTACTCAAAAGACAGAAAAAGAACTTAGTGATATTGACCAAGCAGTAGCAGACCAAAAAAAGAAAGATGCTAAAATATTATTTGACCAACGTATTGCAATGGCTTCGGAAAGCATTAGTATAATAGCAGACATACTAGGTAAGGATAGTGCAGCAGGTAAAGCGCTTGCAATTAGTAGCGCATTAATTAATACTTATTTGGGAATTACTGCCGCTTTAAGATTGCCATTCCCTGCAAATATACCAGCAGTATTGGCAACGGCAGCAACAGGATTTAAAGCAGTTAAAAGCATTATAGCAACTAAAGTGCCAGGAGGCGGTGCAGGTGGTAGCGCACCATCAATGGAAACCATAACTGCCCCTATTAAGCCACAAGCACAAACCACAACCTTATCAAGTCAATCAATTAATCAAATAGGTGTAGCAAGTTCAAGGGCATTTGTATTGGAAACTGATGTTACTAATAATCAAGAAAGAATACAAAGATTAAATAGGGCAGCGAGGATAAATTAAACAAGACTTTTTAAATTATATATTATAAATATGAAATTGCCTATTTACGATTTAATAATTAATCAGGATGAGAATAATGATGCTGAGGTTTCTTTTGTGGCACTCGTTGACAGTCCTGCAATTAAAAAGGACTTTCTTGCATTTAAAGAAGAATTTATAGACCCATCAAAAGGAGAACAAAAAGACGAGTTTTTAAATCGTTGCATTAGTTACGTAATTAATGAGGGTAAAGAAACAGAACAAGCAGTAGCAATATGTAATAGCTTATGGGAGCAACACTTTGAAGAGAAACCTATGGCATTTGCTATACAGTCTGAAAGTGAGCATATCATTACTGGTCCGTTAATGATTCCGCAACAATTAATCTACAGAAATTCAGAACAATTCGGAGAACACTATGTAAAGTTTTCAGTTGATACAATTAAACAAATAGCAATTAAGTTTAGCAAGAAGGGATATCAAAAGAACGTTAACCTTATGCACGAAGCAGATATGCAAGTTGAAGGAGTAACAATGTTTGAAAGTTTTATAAGCGATTCTAAGCGAGGTATTAAACCGATGGAAGCATTTAAAGACTTACCTGATGGCACTTGGTTTGGTAGTTTCTACGTAGAGAATCCTAAAGTATGGGAATTAGTAAAGTCAGGCGAAGTAAAGGGATTTAGTGTTGAGGGAATGTTTGATTATGAAGCACCATTGTCGGATGACCAAAAACAACTAGCAGAATTAAGAGAAATTTTAAACAGTTTTTAAAAATCAATATAATAGTAATATGGAAGCAAAAGAAATTTTACAAAAAGTAAAGCAATATTTTAACGAATTAGCTGCTGCCCCTGAAGTTATGGCTGCACCAATTGCAGAACCTACCGAATACGAATTAAAGGATGGCGGTAAAGTCATGATTGATGTTCTTGAAGTTGGTGGTATTGTAATGATTGACGGTAGTGCTGCATTAGCAGGAGAAGCCGAATTGATGGATGGTACAAAAATGACTATCGGAGATAACGGAGTTATTACTGCAATATCAATGCCTGAAGAACCAATGGAAGAACCTATCGTTGAAGATATGGGAACTAAGTTTGCAGCATTTGAAACATTGACAAGCGAAAAATTTGCTAACTATGAGATTAAGTTTTCTGCATACGAACAACGTTTTGCTGATTACGAGGTTAAAATGAAGAAAGCAAATAAAGTAATTGACGAACTTTTAAAATTATCAACTTTACTTGTGGAAGCACCAGTACAATCACCTGATAGTTCAGTAAGAACATCAAACACTTTTAAAGATGTAGAAGAAAAAAGAACACTAAATATTTTATTTAACTAAACAATTATAAAAAAATGGCATTAGCTTTTAGCGGATTATCCGCATACACAAAACAACTTGTTAAACCACTTCTTACTAGTGCTGTATTTGACGCAAAAACACAACAGTTAATTCTTGCAAGCGGTATCGTTATACCAAATGTAAAAAGTTCTGTTGCAATTCCTTTAATGGAAACCGATGCAGTATTTGCTGCACAGTCTTGCTCTTTTGACGCAAGCGGAACGACAACTTTCAGTCAACGTTCAATTACTGTTGGTAAAATTAAAGTAGAAGAAAAAATTTGCCCGAAAGATTTAGAGGCTTATTTTACCCAAGAAGCGCTTAAAGCAGGGTCTACATATGAGGACTTTGGCAATGCAGATTTTCAAAAAGCATTCTTAGATAAAAAGAATTTACGTATTGCTTCTCAACTTGAAACTGCTATATGGCAGGGAGACGCAACAGGTGCTACTGCAAACACTAATAAGTTTGACGGTCTACAAAAATTGATTGCTGCTGGTTCACCAGTACTTGCAAACGTATCAGGATACACTGGTGTTACTGGTTCTCCAATTGTAACCGTTAATGCTTCAAACATTATCGCTGCAACTGAAGGTATCTACAAAGCTATTCCTGTTCAAGTATTGAGCAAAGGTGATGTAAAGATATTCGTTGGTAATGATTGGTATCGTCTTTTGATTCTTGCTTACAGAGAGAAAAATATGTTCTCTTACAATCCACAAGATTCACAAGCTGCTTCATTTATCTTGCCTGCAACTAATGTTGAAGTGGTTAGCGTAAATGGTTTGAATGGAACTGGTGATGCTTACGCAATCAGTCTTGCAAATATGGCAATGGCAGTTGATTTGGTTGATGAGGAAACTTCATACAAACTTTGGTTCTCTGAAGATAATAACGATGTACGTTACCGCGTAGAATTTAAGATGGGTGTAAACGTTGCCTTCACTAACGAAGTAACTTCATTCATCGCTGCAATTTAATTTTCTAACATAGGGAGGTGGTTCGCTATCTCCCTATTTAATATTTATAAACTATGCCTTGTGCAATCGTAAGCGGATATTCAATTGACTGCCGCGAATCCGTTGGAGGAATTGACGCAGTTTTTTTCGCAGAATTTGGAAACGTAACAATAGCCGATGCTAGTGGTATTGTTACAGGAATTACAAAAGCAGCAGGAAAGAAATTCTTTAAGTTTGAAATACCTACTAAATCAAGTGCAGTTGCTGCAAGCAATCCTACTGGTTCTATTGAGAATGGTACTTTGTTTTTTGAACAAACTTTAGATTTCCCTATTAATAAAAGAGATGCTACTAC